CCCGCTTTTGTCGGGAAGCCATATCGAGACATGTGGGATGTCGAAAGGGCATACAGGGAAGGTTTTCAAAAAGTTACCTGGGTAACAAGATGTATTGATGCAATTGCTGGGAACCAAGCACGACTTCCAATTATTTTGCGAAAAGAAAATTCACGTGACGGAGAAATAATTACTGGCAAACGAGCTTTTAATAATCCTTTAATTGACATTTTAAATACAAAAGCAAACATGGGAGAAAATGCTTTCATATTTAGATATCGTTTATCGTCGCAGCTACTAATGAGCTCGCGCGGAGCATTTATTGAAAAAGTAAAAGGCCGCGATGGTGGAGTTATTGCATTAAATCTTTTGCCACCACAACATACCGCTCCAATTCCACATCCAAAAACTTTCATTTCTGGCTACGAAGTAGCAATGCCCACTGGTGAAAAAATTATTCTTAAACCAGAAGATGTTTTATGGATTCGTCGCCCTCACCCGCTTGACCCATATTTGTCTTTGACCCCAATGGAGTCTGCTGGTATTGCAATTGAAATTGAAAACTTAGCAAAAGTTTATAATAGAAATTATTTGCTAAATGACGGTCGTCCTGGTGGAATTCTTGTAGTCAAGGGAGAAATTGATGAAGACGACAAAGATGAATTACGTAATAGATTTAGGGGTAATTTAACACGCGCGGGGGCAACAACAGTTATTGCGGCCGATGACGGAGTTGATTTTGTAGACACTTCTTCAAACCCTAGAGATGCGTCTTATGTACAAATGAGACAAATACAAAAAGAAGAAATTTTGGCTGCTTTTGGTGTCCCCGAATCCGTGATAGGTAACGCATCAGGGAGAACTTTTTCTAACGCCGCTGAAGAACATAGAGTTTTTTGGAATGAAACAATGCTCCCTCACCTAGACCTTCTCGCAAGAGCGTTGGATGAATTAGATGATGTTAATTATGTGGATTTCGATACAAGCAATGTTCCTATTTTGATTCTCTACAAACAAGAGCGTTCACGATATTTCATGGATGAATTCAATGTTGGTTTGTTGAGTACTAATGAGTACCGAACTGCAACTGGAAGAAAAACAGTAAAGAGTGATTTAGCAGATTCACTTTTGATGAATCCAAACTTAACTCCTATAGCCAACACCGAAAAAGAAATGGAACAGCCACAAGCTGCAGTTCCTGGTATGCCTGGGGCTCCAGGAATGCCTGGTATGCCTGGAGCTGCGCCAGAAATGCCAATGGCGCCAGATGGAACAATGCCAAGTCCTCTAGCGGTACAAGATGGGTCTGCTCCACAACCAGACACCATGTCTGGTGCTTTAGCAGCAGAAGCAGCAGCACCACAAAATACAGTCGCTCCCGCACCAGAAGGGCAGCTTTCGGCTAATTCGTTTGGGGAAATCGAAACAAAAAGCGAAAATCTTGCTTTGCAAAGATGGACAGAAATTTTAAATAGAAGCCTTGAAAGAACAATTGAACGTCAACAACGTGTTGTTATGGAAAAAGCAACTGGCGTTAAGGCTAAAAAATCAATATCTACTGGGAATCTTGATGTTTCGACTATTTTTGTAACTGAAATTTGGAACAAACAAATGGATGAAGATATCAAGCCAATTTTGTCAACAATCATCCAAGAATCAAACAAAACATCCCTGTCAAACAAAAGCCTTCAAAAAGAAGATGTTGAGGCATATCTTGATTCGCAAATGAACAGAATTAAGCAAATAAATGACGAAACTTATTCAATGTTGAATAAAGCATATTTGGATTGCCTGCCAGTCATTGATGGTGAAAATAGAAATATTGTTTTTAGAGCTGATTGTGTTTCTACTTTTTCAAATTTGTTAGGCAGTGAAATTTATGAATTAGCAGAACAAGAAGCCCGAAGGGCTTGGCAATTCGGCAATTAATTTAAGTAAATTATTTCTTTTTACTGAAATTAAGTTAAATACCTTCTGTCCTGTAGGGCGTTTATCAATTATTATTTAGGTACTTCGCAACAAGCAGGTTGAATGAACTCAGAAATTAAATTTAAAGCCAATACTGGTCAAATCAATATTGATGAGGCGCAAGGCATTGTCGAGTGCTTTGTTGCTGGAATTGGTAATAAAGACAGCGTTGGCGACATTGTTGTTTCTGGCGCCTTTACAAAAAGCTTAACCCGTCGCAAACCGCGTGTTGTTTGGGGTCACAATTGGAATGACCCAATTGGTAAAGTTTTAGAAATTTACGAAGTCCCACCTAACGACCCAAGACTGCCCGCAAAAATGAAAGCTGCTGGAATTGGTGGCTTGTTTGCAAAAGTACAATTTAATTTGAATTCAGAAAAAGGCAAAGAAGCTTTTGCCAACATAGCATTTTTTGGTGAAGAGCAAGAATGGTCAATCGGCTATAAAACCCTAGATGCTATTTATGACAATGCTCGGCAAGCAAACGTTTTAAGGGAGGTTGAGCTTTACGAAGTTAGCCCAGTTCTGCATGGGGCCAATCAACTAACTGGGACCATCTCGGTAAAAAGCGAAGAAGAAAAAATGCATATGTATGCAACCAGCGGCTCACCAATGCCTGTTGTTGAAAAACCTAAAGGTCCAGTTGACCCATTTGCGCAGGGAGTCGCTCAGCCAGCAGATAGCGACCGTGTTGCGGCTTTGGAAAGAGAATTGACTTCACGTACTGGTGGTCCAATCAAAGTCATGAAAGCTACTGAAAGCTCCGTCATGTTTATGAAGCCTGGTAAGGGAATGTTCAGACTTGGTTATTACTTTGACGGAGAGCAGTGGATGTTTGGAAAACCAGAACAACTTGGTCCATCAATGATGAACCTGGCTCCTAGACCAATGCCCACACCGTCAATTCCCGCTCTTGCTTATTCAACTCCAAGAAGTCCAGAAAATCCAAGCGTTGTTTTTGGAACAGTCATGCCTAAAAATGACGAAAAAACAGCAATGGATGAATTGGATTTTATTCTTGAAGAAATCAATCAAGAAACAAAAGTTGGTCGCGCAATCAATAACCGCACGATGAATAAATTAAAAAACGTTATTGAAACATTGCAAGAAATTGTTGGTTCTGAAGTTGAAACAAAATCAAATTTTATTGTTGAATGTGAACCTAAGTTTGCTTTTAAAACAAAACAGTTATTGGACCCAGTATTTGATTATCATCGCATAGAAACAGTCGTAACAGAAGATGGAATTTTAATTACCTCAGAAATCGACAACGAAGCGTTTGAAGCTATTGAAACCGCAACAAAAGGCATCGGCAGAATGATTGGTCGGTCTCTTGGTGGCGGTGGTAAGGGAAAAGCACGGCGCGCTAGAGGCGCGCTTTCCAAAATTACTGGGGAACTTGACCCCAAAAAAAGAAGAGACATTGATAACGACGGGTTGATTTTTGATGGGACCTGGCGTGAAATGCCTACTCCAACAAAAATGCCAACCAAAATTCCAGCGGTTCGCAGTTCTGGCTTAAGAAGCAACGCCAACCCGCCAAAATTTACAACCACAATGACGAGACCAATTGCTGAAAAATTAATTAAAGCAATTGACACAACTGCTGCCCCTGGAACAGAAATTAATCCAGACTCTGGATTGGGTAAATTAAAACAAAGTCTTGTTGCGAACAGATATAAAGGCTCAATTCAAATTGACTTTAACCCCGAAGACATTGCTGCAGCTTTATCAGAAATTAATAGTCAAGACGCCAGTAACGCTGATATTAAATATCTAAAAGATTCTTTAAATAAAATTACAGAAAACAAGGGCGGCGAGTTAAGGGCACGCAAAGGTGGTGGCGGTAGAAAAATGGGGTCAAAAACCCAAACAAGATTAGTCAAGCCCCCTGCAACAGGAGGCACCCAAGCTCCTGCTCAGCGTGTTGAGATAGCCAAGAGAATGGCTGATGTGCAACCAAATAATTGGCGCCTAATGTCGCTTCCTGAAAAAGAAAATTGGTTACTTAACGAAGCTCCAAGACTTGGTTTGAGTGAGGAGGTTCGGTCACGTCAGCTTGACATGGTTAACGCGCAAATGTTGGCTGACGAAGAAGCGTCAATAGCAAAAGCCACAAGAGCTAAAAGACTTGCAAAATTAAAAGCTGAAAGATTGGAAAGAGAAAAAAGAGAAGGGGAATCTAGGGCTCAAGCAAAACCTAAAAAAGAAAAACCCAATTCCCCAAAACCAGAATCTTCTGATGATTCGGAAGAAATTTCAAAATTTTTAAAAGCCACAGAAAGATTGCGTCAATTCTTGGACGCTAACGAATCAGGGCGTGGCAATGTAAGAAAGTTGCTTGATACGCAAACCCGAGAAACCCTTGCTGCTGTTGACTCAGAACTTGGTGACGGAGAAACA